TTAACTCAATACTCCTGGATATTCACTCTTGACGATATTGTTCAGGCAAACGCTGCAGGGGATCCGAACCAAGGAAAACTGTTTGCTCATATCTCTGGCTCAAGGCAGGTAGTCGCCCCAGCCACTAGGTCAATTACTGCTGTCGGCACCACAGGATATCGAGCTGTGCTGGATGCTGGAATAAACAAGTTCACTGCTCCAGTTTATGGTGGCACCGATGGTGTCGATATCACTGAATCTGAGGCATTCAACAACAGGGTGCTCAGAAATCAAAATGAGAGAGACAGTTACGAGTTCGCTTCTGTCCGAAGGGCACTTGATGCTGTTGCGGATCCTGAAGTTGTCGAGTGCAACATGATGGCAATGCCTGGGATCTCCGCTGACGGACTCACCAAGCAGATGCTCACGAATTGCGAAAGCCGTGCTGACGCACTGGCAGTTATTGATATTGACGCAGTGTTTACACCAGCAGGAGAGGCAACGAAGACAAACTTCAAGGAACGACTCGGCGATGGTGTTGACACGGTAACGGATGCATTCGAACTGAGAGGAATAAACTCGAGTTATGGCTGCACTTATTATCCATGGGTTAAGATTCATGATGAACTCAATGACCAGTCAGTTTGGGCCCCCCCGTCAGTCGTTGCTATGGGCGTCATGGCAAACACGGAGAACAGAGATGCTCTTTGGTTTGCCCCCGCAGGATTCAATCGAGGCGGCTTGACAGAAGGCTCAGCCGGTGTCCCTGTTCTCGGAGTATCCGAGAGACTGACATCCAAAGAGCGAGATACCCTTTATGATGCAAATATAAATCCGATTGCTTCTTTCCCATCAGAGGGAATCGTGATATTTGGACAGAAGACACTTCAGGTGACACCATCTGCTTTGGATAGAATCAATGTCCGAAGGCTGATGATTTATGTCAAGAAGGAAGTTTCCAGGATCGCTGCGAGACTGCTGTTTGATCAGAATGTCCAGACAACTTGGGAGCGTTTTATTAAGCAAGTTACTCCATTCCTTGAGGGAGTGAAGATTGGTTTTGGTTTATCGGACTTCAAGGTTGTGTTGGACTCTTCCACCACGACACCTGACATGGTTGATAGGAATATCATGTATGCGAAGGTTTTCTTGAAACCAGCTAAGGCTGTGGAGTTCATAGCGGTTGATTTTGTTATCACCAACACAGGTGCCGCTTTCGAGGATTAAAAGAGGAAAAACATTTAAATTCCTCTAATTATGATATATAATAGATTTATAGGAGACTTTAAAAAATGGCAGGATTTTGGGCAGACGCCGTAACAGAGCCAAAAAGAGCATACAGATGGGTAATGAACTTTCGAGGCGTTGATCAGTGGATGATGAAAAAGGTTAACAAGCCCAGTTTCACTATTACAGAATCAGAGCATTCGTTTTTGAACTACAAGTTCTATTACCCAGGAAGAGTGGAGTGGAGTGAAATAACTTGCACTCTCGTGGACCCGATTCAGCCTGATGCATCAGCTACCCTCATGAAGATAGTCAGAGACACTGGATATGTCTATCCAGACGACATCAACCAAGCTGCGCCACTGACTATTTCCAAGAGAAAGTCTATTGCAGCTATTGGTGGTTCTATTTTCGTTAAGCAGATTGATGCTGACGGAAACGGAATTATTGAAGCATGGGAATTGAAGAATCCATGGATAAAGAGCGTGAACTTTGGTGAGCTTTCATATGAGGACGACGGAATTGTTGAAATTGAAGTCGTATTGAGATATGACTGGGCACGATTGATTGACTCCAGCTCGAAGGGAAGAATCAACATGCTTCCTGGACATCCAAAGATTCACCCAAATGCTGTGGATCCAATCAAGTAAGAGACTACACTATGACAAGTAGAGGAGAATATGTCAAGAAGAAGAAATGAAAATAGATCTGGTCACTCTATTGACGCACCAACCCCACCAACCAACGTATTAGAAGAGAGCCCTGACAGCAAGTCATTGTTCTCTTTTGTATCACCAACTGAAATCGTTGATCTGCCATCTAGAGGGAAGTTCTATCCTGAAGGACACCCACTAGCTGGCAAAGAAACGGTTGAAATTAAATATATGACAGCGAAAGAAGAAGATATTCTGACTTCGAAGACGTTGGTTAACCGTGGTATTGTGCTAGAAAGACTATTATCGAGTATTATACTGGATAAGGATGTTAATGTCGACGATTTATTGATTGGTGATAAAAACGCCATTCTTGTCGCCGCCAGAATAACAGGATACGGCTCGACATATGAGGCATCGGTTGAATGTCCGGACTGCACCATAAAGTTTGCGCACTCTTTTGAGTTGGCAGAGCTTGGATTGCAGTCAGAGGTTTCACTGGAAGAGCACAATGTTGAGTTTGAGAACGGACTGTTTTTCTTTGACCTGCCAGCTTCTGATGTCCGTGTGGGCGTCAGACCATTGACGGGTATTGAAGAGAAAGAGTTGACAAAAGTTGCACAAAAGAAGAAGAAATACAACCTTCCGGAAGCAACCCTCACGGATTTGTTGAAAACAATCATTGTTTCAGCGAATGGTGTGACAGAACCTGGCATGATATCCCAGTTTGTGGACGTTATGCCTGCAAAGGACTCAAGAATGTTGAGGACTCTGTACAACAAAGTTGTTCCTGATGTCGATATGACTCAGAACGTTACCTGCACGGAATGTGGATCCAGTGCGGAGCTGGAGGTACCCTTCACAGGGGAATTTTTTTGGCCTCGGGGATGAATACATCGAAAACGTATACGAACAGTTCTTCGTCTTGAAACACCACGGGGGCTGGAGCTTCTGGGAAGCATATAACCTCCCAATCAAGCTTCGACTTTGGTTTGTTCAACGACTATCCAAACACTTCGAAGATGAGAAAGAAGAATACGAGAAGGCGAAGAGGAAGAAATAAAGAACAAAGCCGATTTTGCATCGGCTTTGTTTATTTTATATTCGGGAAACTATTTATTTCAAGCGGAGGATTGCTTCATGAGCGATATAACAGAAATTGACAATATTGAAATTGATTTGACAAAGGGAAACCAGATCAATGAGTTCTATAATGCCGTCGTCATGGGTGAGCAGATCAAACAGATGCTGTGGCTCATGTTCGGTTCGAATTCCACACTAAATCCGTTTTCAGGCGTCATCAAAGGAACACCACAACAGATAAAGCGATTCGCTGGAGCACTTGGAGCTGAAAAGCGATATATGGACTCCTTCAATCGACACGGACTTAACAGCTCTCAAACATTCAAGAGTCGTGTGACATTGGATAGAGCAGTCTCAAATTTCGAAAGAGACACCGGCATTCCGTGGCCCTTCAAATAAGGGGGGCTTGAGCCGTGGCAGACGATACACAAGACGGACCATCCAGTCGTGAAAAGGAACGCGCAGCATCGCTCGCCCGCGACATTGCTAGGCTTAAAAAAGAAAAAGACGATCGCGACACGGCACAAAAAGGAGAACTGGCAACTTTAAAAGAGCTTAATGATGAGCGACAAAGAGAGGCGTCACTTCTCGAAAGGAAGTTAGAGGCTGAAAAATCAGAGTTTGAAAATAAGTCCCGCCTGCTCGCACAAAAAAAAGAAAATCTAAATGCACTCAAGCTGGAACACTTGGCTCACGAAGAGTTGGCGCTCTCTGCCGCCGCAACTGAGGAGGAGAAATGGACATCAGCGGCCGCAGCAGTCCATCTTGCCGGTGAGATAGAAAAGTTGAATATCGCGATAAGAGGTGAAAGCTCGGAACTTGAGAAAAATGAAAAGGCATTAGAAAAAACCGCAAAAGCAACCAATGAGGCGACTGAATCTAGCAAAAATATGCAGAAAACAATTGGAAGCCTCACCACTACCGTTGTTGGCTTTCGCGGAGGCTTGGGGAAGACAGTCACGAGCCTGAACAAAATGAAGGGTGTCGCCCATGGAATAGGCACGAGCCTCATGTCCGCTTTTTCAGCAGCTGGGATAGTAGACATGTTCGCCGCATTTGGAAACGTCATGATCCAGGCGGTTTTGGATATCGACAATCAGAGGCTGGCACTAGTCCAGGCAACTGGTGCTGCCGAAGGCTTGCAGGATGCGATGTACGGGCTGAGAGCCGAAACGATGGGATTGGCAGTTACCGGCGCAGATCTCGCTCAAGGGCTCATAACACTTCGTGAAGGAATGAGAGATTTCGACAGCCTGACAACGAAATCAAAAGAGACAATGTCCGTGATGGCAACTCAGCTTGACAAGCTTGGTTTGGCATTCCAAGATCAAACAAGAATCATGCAATTCATGAATGTGACAATGGGACAAACAATGGGACAAGCCCAGAAGACAGTAAAAGAGCTGTATAACATGACTGCTGCCGCTGGGAAGGGTCCAAAAGAATTGGCAGCAGATTTTCAGGCAGCTGCCCCTATGCTATCTGTGTATGGCAAGAAGATGAGGCACGAATTCTCTCAAATGGCATCAATTTCGAGGGAAACCGGGATTGAAATGTCAAAGCTCCTGGGCATAGCAGGGACAATGGACACTTTTGAGGGCGCAGCTGACTTGGCAGGAACGATGAACGCCTTTCTTGGCGGCCCATATCTGAATACGGTGGAACTGGTGAGCATGACAGAGCAAGAGCGTCTCATAGCCATCAAGAGAAGCATGGACGCATCAGGAAGAAGTTTCAAGCAGATGAGCAGGTATCAGCAGAAGGGCATTGCTAAGTCGCTGAATATGGATCTTGCAGAAGCAAATGCACTATTCAGCTCTTCTGAGAAAGCGATAAGAGGAAGATCAAGAGAGATGGAGAAAGCCGCCAAGAGAGAGGCTAATT